CACCCCCATCACGGCGCTTATCCGGCATTTCTCCCGGCTTATCGTTTTCAAAGAGAGCAGCACCTATTCCATCAGCTACGGAACCACCACCCTGGCGGACAGCAGCACAACGGCGGCCTTTTACGCCACCCCAGTAAACCGGTCCATCGGGAACGCAGCGCCGGGACAGGTACGGCTGGTTCTGAACAACCCACGGACGCTTTTCGGCAGAGAGCTGTATGAGTGGAAGAACAACTCCGCCTATAACAGCAACTTGACCAATGACGAGCGACAGGCGGTGCGAATTTCCGACAGGATACACAGCACGCTGGGGGACTTTTCGGCGGCGGACAGCTACTGCTGGGACGACAACGACAACCAGGAGTTTTATATCTGCTACGACGGCAAGGCTCTGGTGAACAACTACGCCACGGACGCCTGGTACTACTACGAGAACTTCCCGGCGGCGTGCATGGTGAACTTTCGAGGGGACCTTTACATCGGGACGAGCAAGGGGGAACTGGTCAGTTTCTCCTACGAGAACCGGACGGACCAGGGGGAGGAAATCTCCGCCTATTGGGAATCCGGCAGCTTGTCCTTTGAGCGGGATTTTATGCGGAAGTATTCGGCCATGCTGTGGGTAGGCATCAAGCCGGAGGAACGGGGCGAGGTGTATGTTACGGTCCAAACGGACAAGAAGTCGCAGTACACGGAGAAGATCGTCTCCTCCTCCCTCATTGCATTTGACCCGGCGGACTTCCGGAAATGGAGTTTTAACACCAACCGGAAACCACACATGACGAGGACAAAAATCAAGGCCAAGAAATTTGTGTTTTACAAGCTGATATTCAAGACCGCTTCGACGGACACCACAGTGACGGTGCTTTCCGCCGATATGCGGGTGAGATACACCGGCTACGCACGATGAAGGGAGTGAAACACATGGCAATCGACAATCTGACCACCGATATGGACTTCATTCAGAAGCTGGATGACGAACCCAACGACGTGGGCGGCCTATCGGCAACGGAGCTGAAAAAGGAGTTCGACAAGGCGGGCAACGCCGTGAAGGACTACATCAACAACACCCTGCTCCCGGCCCTGGCGGCGGCAGGGGTGGAGGCCATTTTGCAGACGGCGGACACGGACGTGAAGTACCTGCGTCTGAACCAGGACGGCGTGATCGAAGTGAGCGGCGACGGGGAAACCTGGTCCGCCACGGCATCCTCCGGCCACCTGGTATACGACAAGGACGGCACCCTGCTGCCCCAGCGCAGCCGACTGCGCTTTTCTAACTCCGAGGTGACGGACGACGGGGAGTACACCGTAGTGAACGGCATCAAGGGCGACAAGGGCGACCAGGGGGAAAAGGGCGACCAGGGCATCCAAGGCATTCAGGGGGAGAAGGGCAACACCGGCCCCTGCATCGTGCCCTCCGTGGACGAAAACGGCGTGATGTCGTTCAGGGTGAGCGACACGGCCATTGCGCCCCAGAGTGTATCCGTGCGAGGTCCCCAGGGACCCCAGGGCGTACAGGGCTTGCAGGGTGCCCAGGGCGAACGAGGGCCCCAGGGCATCCAGGGCATTGAAGGCCCCCAGGGCGTGAAGGGCGACCAGGGAGAGACCGGCCCGGCAGGACCCACGGGCGCTGCCGGTCCCACGGGTGCCAAGGGCGAACAGGGCATACAAGGCCCCAAGGGCGCAACGGGCGCACAGGGTGAAACTGGCGAACAAGGCCCACAGGGCATCCAAGGGCCACAGGGCCTAAAGGGTGACCAGGGCGAGACCGGCCCCACCGGCCCGAAAGGTGCCCAGGGCGTGAAGGGGGAGCAAGGCCCCCAAGGCGTGCAGGGCAAACAGGGTGAAGTGGGACCCACCGGCCCCCAGGGCGAAACCGGCCCGGTTGGTCCCCAAGGCCCTCAGGGCCTGAAAGGCGACACCGGGGACACCGGCCCCACCGGCCCCAAGGGCGCACAGGGCGTGCAGGGCCTAAAGGGTGAGCAAGGCATCCAAGGCCCCCAGGGCGAAATGGGGCCAGAAGGCCCGGCGGGTGCCCAGGGTATCCAAGGCATCCAAGGCCCGCAAGGTCTGAAAGGCGACCAAGGGGCCACCGGCCCGGCAGGTCCCACCGGTGCGCAAGGCCCCACCGGCCCCCAGGGGCCACAGGGCCAGAAGGGCGCAGACGGCACCAGCTTTGTCATCCAGGATATTTACGCCACCCTGGCGGCACTGAAAACCGCCTATCCCAATGGCAACGACTATGCCTATCAGGTGACGGGCGAGGACGGCGAGATCTTCATCTGGTCGGAAAACGAAAGCGCGTGGCAAAGCGTGGGCAAGCTGCAAGGCCCCCAGGGGGAACAAGGCATCCAGGGCATACAAGGCCCCAAGGGTGACACGGGTCCCCAAGGCCCACAAGGTCCCCAAGGGGAGCAGGGTATCCAGGGTATCCAGGGTATCCAGGGCAAGCAGGGCGAGACCGGCCCCCAAGGCCCCCAGGGTGAGGAAGGTCCACAAGGCCCGGAGGGTCCCCAGGGAATCCAGGGTATCCAGGGCCTAAAAGGGGACACGGGCGAACAAGGCCCCCAGGGCGAGACTGGCCTAAAGGGCGACACCGGCCCCCAGGGACCCAAGGGAGCCACGGGCGAACAAGGCCCCAAGGGCGACACGGGGGCCACCGGACCGGAAGGGCCGCAAGGCATCCAGGGCATCCAGGGCGAGACAGGCCCACAAGGCCCGGAAGGACCGGAAGGCCCCCAAGGCCCACAGGGGAAGCAGGGCATCCAGGGCCTGAAAGGCGACACGGGAGACCAGGGGCCAAAGGGTGACACAGGGGCCACCGGCCCCCAGGGTGAGACAGGACCCCAAGGCCCAAAGGGTGATACCGGCGCACAAGGCCCCCAGGGTATCCAGGGTGTGCAAGGGCCACAGGGTGAGACAGGACCCCAGGGAGCGCAAGGCCCCGCCGGTGTGAGCGGCCAGGACGGCAAGAGTGCCTATCAGAGCGCCGTAGAGGCGGGATACTCCGGGACGGAGACGGCTTTTACCACGGCACTGGCAGACGTGCCCACCTTCCAGGAACAAATCGACGGCAAGGCGGCGGCCAGCCACACCCACAGCGCAAGCGACGTGGTGAGCGGCACCTTTTCCACGGACCGGCTGCCCACGGTGCCAGTGACCAAGGGCGGCACGGGAGCCACCACGGCGGCAGGAGCCAGAACCAACCTGGGCGCAGCGGCGGCCAGCCACACCCACGACGCAAGCGCCATTGCCAGCGGCACCCTGCCCATTGAGCGAGGCGGAACCGGGGCCACCACGGCGGCGGAGGCGGTGAGCAACCTGGGATGCGCCAGCAAGTACATTGCCGACGACACCGCAGCGCTGCTGGGCCTGGACCCGGATGACGACCCGGTGGTGGATGATGCGCTGACTGTGCTGGCGAAGAAGTCTACTTTCGATACCTATATGCTCTTCAATCGAGGGCAATTCTGAAAGGAGGATACTATGGGATACGCATTTTTCGATAAGTCCGGAACGTTCAATCCGGCTGACTATGGCCTTGGTGCCGGAAGCGTCATCAACGTGGTCGTTGTTGGCGGCGGCGGTGGGGGATGCTCCGGCTATTATTCGTCGACCTACGGGAAAAACGGCGGCACGGGAGGAACATCGTCCTTTGGGTCTTATGTCACTGCTTTAGGCGGCGGCGGCGGTGTGTCTACTGGCACGCAGAGTACGCAGGGGCAGTTTTTGGGCGGAAAGCAGAGAGCTGCTTATGCAGGTGCCGGTGGTGCCGGTGGGTATATCCCCGGTTCCCAGGACTGCGGCGGCAATGGCGGGGATTCCGCAACGGGCCTGACCATCGCAGACGGCGGCGTTGGGGAGGGAGGTTCCGCCGGACACGGCGCGGCCTTCATGTCCACCACAAGCGGCGTGGTGCTGAACAAGACTCCCAGCGGAAAGAACAGTTCCGGCGGGTTCTTCATGGATTCCACCCATTACAACGGCAGGCCTGGTATTCTGTGCGGCGGCGGTGCCGGATATTTTCAGTCCGTCAGTTACGGAAATCCCGGCGGCGGCGGTTCCGGCTATGGTGCGGGCGGCGGTGCCGGAAGTGGCCCTTCTGCCGCAAGCAACAATTCCTGCGCCGGAAATTCCGGCGAGGTGAGACGAGCAACCGTCACGCTGACCTCTTCTTCCTCCATCACCGTAAGTGTGGGCGGCGGCGGTTCCGGCGGCGGCTATAGCAACGCAGGGAACAACGGTTCCGCCGGGGCGGCTGGCACATCGTCTGGCACAGGAAGCGGGGCCGGAGGCTATGGGGGCCTTTTGGGGTCTTCGGGTTCGGCCGGCTACAGCTACAGCGACAACATCGTCTGTGCGGGCGGCGGCGGCGGCGGTGGCTGCGTAGAGGTCTTCTGGTGATATAATCATCGTTTAGGGGCTGGTTGACCCCACTGCCTGTTAAGACTATACTCAGAGACATTTAGAGGTCTTCGGGTTCGGCCAACAACAACGACAACAACAACAACAACGTCTGTGCGGGCAGCGACAGTTTCTTAAAAAACTTCGCAACCAGCTGATACCAGCTCCACACCCATTGGTGAAAATTGACCCCAGCAACCATTCTTTGGTAGGCAACGAACAAGAAAGGTATTAAGAATCCGCATGAAACGTATGAGAAATCTATACGACAGAATAACCCCGAATTTCATCTTAGAAATGATTGAACGGTCTTCGGCAAAGAAGCGCAAGCGGCCCGACGTGATGAACGTGCTGAACAACAAGGAAGCGTGTGCCGACAAGATCTATTGGATGCTAGTCGGAAAAAACTTCGAGTTCAACAAGCACATCGAGTGCGACCGATACGACCCACACAGCAAAAAGACAAGGCACCTTATGATGCCGAGATACTACCCAGACCACATCATCCATTGGTGCTACGTGCAAATGATGATGCCACTGTTCCGGCGGGGAATGTACCAGCACACTTACGGGAGCATCCCAGGAAGAGGCCCAGGACGGGCACGTCGGCAAGTGCGAGCATGGATAGACAAGGACACGCACAACACGCAGTATGTCATGGAAGCGGACATTAGGAAATTCTATGAATCCATACCGCAAGATAAGCTGATTGCATCTGTGCGCCGGGTGTGCGCCGATAAAGATGCCATGTGGCTCACGGAGAAAATCATTCATTCCGTCCCCAGCGGACTACCTATCGGGGATTATTTTTCCCCTTGGCTTGGAAACTTCTACCTGCAAGGGCTAGACCACTACATCAAAGAGGTGTGCCACGTAAAATACTACATCCGGTATATGGATAACCTGTTGCTTTTCTCGGAAAGCAAGGAGCATCTGCAACGGACGATGGGCATGGTTACGGAGTACATTCACGGGCTGGGACTATCGTTCAACTCAAGTAGGCAAGTCTACCCGCTAGAGCCAAGAGGGGTTGACTTCCTTGGCGTGGTTTTCCACAAGGACTATTCCAAGATGCGAGCAAGGAATTTCCTTGCCTTCACACGACAGGCAAGGGTGCTGCGTGGCAGAGTGGACAGCGGGGAAGAAATCTCCCTCCACGAAGCAATGAGCATCGGGTGCCGTGTGGAGGTAGTGAAAAGAGGGAACTGCTACAACATCCTGAATAAGTACTTTCCGGATGACTACATCATGGAAATGCGGCGAATCACAAGCAAGATGATGAAAAAACGAAATGCGAAAGGGGCGAAGAAAAATGAAGTATATCCAACTTGACGCCGGGAAGGTGTGCGGCATCATCCCGGCAGAAGACCCCATCTTCCCCGGCATCCCCATCGACCAGCGATTTACTCCCGACTTCATCTCCGCACTTATCCCTGTGGAGGACGACGAGACGGTGGAAAGCGGGTGGGTATACGAGGACGGTGCTTTCCACGAGCCTCCCCCTCCTCCGGAAATCGACGAGGTGACGGGGGAGGAAATCACCGAGGCAGAACCTAGCACGGCGGACGACCTGATGAATATGGCGGTAGACCTGGACTACCGGCTGACTTTACTGGAACTGGGGGTGGAATAATGCTGTACAGAACCATTAAGCGGCTCATTGAAAAGGGCCAGACGGACGGTCTGCGGGAGAAAATCGACATCTTCTATGCCGCTGACAGACTGACCAAAGAAGAGTACGAGGAGCTGACCGGCCTCATCGGGGAGTGATAACCATGAGCATCGACGCAAGCACGCTGCTGACCGTCATCTCCGTGTGCTTCGCCGTCCTCTTCGGGCTTCTGGCCTGGAGGCGGGGAAGCAGGGCGGACGACAGGGACGACAGTGCACAGATGGCGACGGTCCTCCAGAAATTGCAGGGCATCGCTGACGGCATTGCGGAGATCAAGTTCGACCTTCGCAACGTGAAAACTGACATCCAGGAGATGCGGGAGCGGCTGGCAAAGGTGGAGAGTTCCACCGCCAGCGCTCACCACCGACTGGATGGGATGGAAGGGGGTGAACACAGATGACCAAGACATGGGCAAAGGCGGCGCTGACGAGAGCCATTAAGACGGTGTGCCAGACTGCCGTGGGCACGATTGGTGCCGGGGCTGTGCTGGCAGAGGTCAACTGGCCGGTGGTTGCATCGGCCTCCGTGCTGGCCGGGGTGGTATCCCTTCTCACATCTCTGGCGGGCCTGCCGGAGGTGGAAAGCACTTGAAAGTACTTGAAAGTAAATTTCAAGTAGACCAACAAATCTGCATTTACACCAACCAGGATTCAAAGTACAGTTTAAATATTTGGCCTATCTAGTTTATCTTTTGGTGTATCCAGTTGATTTGTTGGTGTATCAGTTGATGTATCAGTTGATATATCGGGGAACGCACGACGTGTGTTTCGCAATACACGCCGTGCGTTTCGGAATGAGGTGATTTTTTGAGCAACAGCAAACTGGCGACCTACACGAAAATCTCTCCCAATCACGGGAGCCGGAACCACGCCATTGATACCATCACCATCCACTGCACCGCTGGGAACAAGAACAACACGGCGAAGGAGATCGCCAACGGGAGCCGGTTCACGACCTACAACGCCACCAGTGGGGCATCCTGCAACTACGCAGTGGGCGGCGACGGCAGCATCGCCGTGGTGGTCAACGAGGCGGACAAGTCGTGGTGTACGTCCAACAAGCCAAACGACCATCGGGCGGTGACCATCGAAGTGGCCAGCAACACCACGGGGACGGAGGTCACGACGGCGGCATACAACGCCCTCATCGACCTGGTGACGGACATTTGCCAGCGGAACGGCATCAAGAAGCTGGTGTGGTCCACGGACAAGAACACACGGGTGAACCACCTGAACGGGGCCAACATGACCTGTCACCGGGACTACGCCAACAAGGCGTGCCCTGGGGAGTATTTATACAACCGGGAGGGCGCTATTGCCGCAGAGGTGAACAAGCGGCTGAGCGGCACTACAACGACCACTACGACCACCACCAAAGAGGAGGACGACGATATGGATATTGCGAAACTCTTGACCGAAATGACAGATGAACAGGCATATAAGCTGATGGCAAAGGCGCAGTCTTATGCCGGTCAAATCGCAGAGCCCGCCTGGAGCCAGAAGGAGGGCCACTTTGCCACCGCCGAGAAGTCCGGCGTAATGGACGGCACCCGGCCCGAGGCTTATGTGAAGCGGGACGAACTGGCCGCCGTTCTGGGCCGGAAGGGGCTGCTGTGACCAAACACCACTTCTCCCCTGACGTGCTGGACCAGATGGAGGGCCAGGCCATGAGCCGGAGGCAGCGGGAGGTTTTTCGGCTTGTCTACCGGGAGCAAATCGGCATCATCCCGGCGGCGGTGGAACTGGACGTTTCCAGAGGGACCGTGAATAACGAATTGAGAAAAATTCGGGAGCGGTTTTTGGGTTGACTTTTTAGGCAGATTGGTGTATTCTTTGCACAAAGACACCTCAAAAGTTCTATTAAATTCCATTCCAAAAGAAGGGCGGCTGAAAAAGCCGCTCTTTTTTTACGCAAAGGGGTTGACTTATCTTTCTGATGATGCTATGATTAGGGTGTCTCCTAGAGGTGGATGCTTCTCTGGGAGGTTCGCCTAGCAATTCCGGGCGACGTGGATTTAAATGAGGAAAAGATTTATAGAGCCAGCGTAGAAAACGCCGGAATCTGAATCGAAAACCCCACGGTAGTGGGGATGAACCGGTGGTTTGAAAAACCGATGAACCGGTTTTCCTTCTAACCCCACGGTTGTGGGGATGTCGCTTTGGGATAGATGCTTCCCAAGGCGGTCCGCCTAGCTATCTTGGCGGCACGGATTGAAATATTGAGTAGGTTGCGATAATCTACCAAAGAGAGAGCCACCCTTCGGGGCGGCTCTTTTCTTTTTTGGGCGAAACTTGGGCGTTATTTAGGCGTTCGGTTTCGCCTTTTTTGGTAGGATAGAGGCAACGAAACGAGGTGGACGACATGAACCAATGGAATGTAAGCTACACCTCCGCCACCGTTGCGTGCGTGGTGGACGGGGACGACATTCTCCAGGTGGATATGCTGGGGAACAAGAAGGCCATCGGCAAGACGGCGGCAGCGTATTCGGACCTGGAGAGCGTGACCAACGAATACTACGAGAAATTGGTGCAGCTGGGGGTCATTGTGAAACCCAAAAGCCAGGAGGAAATGATGGGGGAAATGGCGAAACTGATCGCCGACCTATCGGCGGAAGTGAAGGAGATGAAAGCACATGGACATGGCTCGTGCGCTTGCCACAGTGGGCAAGATGTTCCCGAACGTGAACCTGACGGGAGCGGCGAAACAGGCTGAAACGGCGCTTTCCGGGGTGGGCGACACCCTGCCGGACGTGGCCAACGCCGCCAAGCGGCTGGGGCTGGACCCAGGCACCATTGAGGGCATTTTTCGAAAGCATGGGCAGGGCATGGCGGCCAGGGCCGTGTGCCAGGCCCTGGGGACCACCCCGGAAGCCCTGAAAGCGGACGCTGATAAAATCTTCGGCGTGCAGACAGCGACAAAAATGTCGCCCGCAAAAACACGGTTCCCCCGGCTCAAATGAGCCGTTGGAAGAAATATATTTTGAGAAAGGAGCAACACCATGGACGAATCTAAAAGCGGCATGACGTGGATCGGGGTCCTGTTCGTGATTTTGGTCATTTGGGCCATTTTCGGCGGCGGCTTCGGCAACTTCGGCGGCATGGGCCACCAGATGGCACAGGCACCGGCGGCACCCATCATCCTGGGCGGCGACGCCCTGGGCGGCGGCTGTAACCGGGTGAGCAACTGCGAAATCGAGCGCAGAGAAATCATCGACAGCGCCAACACCCAGTATAAGCTGGAGCAGCAGGGGGCGCAGACCAGGGCGGAAGTCCAGGCCGGTGTGAACAGCATCATCGACCAGAACAACCGAATCTACATCCAGGGCCTCCAGACCCAGGCATTTGACCTGAAAATGGAGAACCAGGCCCTGAAGAACCAGCTGTATTCCGACGCCAAGTTCAACGCACTGACCAGCCAGATCTCGGAGTGCTGCTGCGGCTTCAACAGCCAGCTTGACAGCATCCGGGCCAATATGCTGACCAAGCCTGAACTCTTCGGCGTGGCCTCCACTTGCAGCGGGCAGCTTATCCCGGCAGTGACGGCCTGACACCACGGGCGGGGGTCTCCCCCGCCCTTCTTTTTGGAGGACCACATGACGGAACTGATTCTAGGCATCGTGATAGGGGCAATGGCCGTGACCGAACGGGGCCACGAACTGGGGAACCAGGCGGGAGAGGCGGCAATCACCCTTTTGAAAAGCATGAGAAAGAAGGGAAAGGAGGAAGATTGGTATGATGCACAAAATGAAGATGCTGGCGGTAGATCTGAAAGATGAGATCGAGGACGGCGAGCACTACGCCAAACTCTACACCAAGTATAAGACCACGGACAACGAACTGGCCCGGACCTTCCACACCCTGGGCAAGCAGGAACTGGGGCACGCAACGGCCCTCCAGGAGCAGATGGCACGGTTCGTGCGGGAGGCGGAGCAGAAGAGCCCGGAACACGCCCAGGGCATCCAGGCGATTTGGGAGATGTGCCTGGACTGGAGCGCAGACTGGATGGCTCACGTGAGACTGATGCTGGACAACGGATAAAACTTGACGTGTTTTCTTTTTTAGGCTATAATGAAAAGATAAAATATGTTGAGTGCAAGAGGCCAGGGGACAAACCCCATGGCCTCTTTGTTTTTGTGAAAGGGTGATACCATGGCGACTACTTACACCAACCAGCTATCCAGCACAGACAAAACGCTGTCGGCATCCCAACAGGCCAGCATCCAAAGCTATAAGGACGCCTACAACGCCGCCAAGGCGGCGGGCGACACCGCCGGGATGGCGGCGGCCCACCAGGGGGCGGAATCCGTGCGGGCCTCGGCGGGGTATTCCGGCGGCACAGACGGGAGCCAGACCATTTCCACCGGCTCCTCCTCTTCTTCCTCCGGGTCCTCCTCTTCCGGGTCCTCCGGCAGCTCCTCCTCCGGCACCGGGTCCTCCGGCACTTCTTCCGCCGGGACCAGCACCACAACGGGAACCACCAGCGGCACAAGCACGGTGAGCCCCACCTATACGGTGGACCAGACCACCCGGACGGGGAACACCGTCCAGGTGGGGACGGACGGCAACGCACCCACGGGGACCCAGGTGGGGGACGTGGTTCAGACGGCGGCGGGCGACTACCTGGTGGTAAACCCCAACACCCAGGGAGCCACCTATAACCCCACGTCGGGGCTTTGGAGCGTGAAAATCTCCAGCACCGGCAGCACTTCCGGCACCACGGGGACCACCACGGGGACCACCACTACCGGGAACAGCACCTACACCCCAACGGGGACCTATCTGGACCAGGGGCTTTCTTACGCCGACCAGCAGAAAATCGCAGCCTATCAAGCCCAGTATGAGGCAGCCAAGGCGGCGGGGAACACCGAGCTGGCAGCCTATTACCATAACCTGGCGGAGAGCCTGCGGGCGCAGTATGGGTATTCCGGCGGCACCGACGGCTCGGAGTATATCGGGCTGGCGACGGACGAGGACACCTATAGCAAGGTTGGACTGCCCACTTATGAGGCCCAGACGGACGCTGTGAACAGCACATATGATGCCGCCCAGCAGTATTCCCTGGCCCAACTGAAAAGCGCTTACGACAGCAGCAAGGCGGAGCTGGAGGCGGCGCTGGCGAAAATCCCCGCCACCTACCAGGCCCAGGCCAACACCCTGTCGGCGGAGGCAGAGCGGCAGAAGCAAGCCTTCAACGAAAGCGCCTCTGCCTCGGGCCTGAACTCCGGCACGGGGAGCCAGGCGGCCCTGGCGATGGCGAACAATTACCAGGGGAACCTGACCACCATTCGGACGGCGGAGGCGAACGCCACCACGGATGCACAGAACGAACTGAGCCAGCTTTATGTGGACTATCAAAACTCCATTGCGGAGGCCGTGGCAAAGAACGAGTACGAGAAGGCGGCGGCCCTTCTCACGGAGTATAAGACCCAGGCCCAAAGCATCGTGGACGTGGCCCAGGCCCAGGCAAATCTGGACCTGCAAATCTATCAGCAGAACCAGAGCACCAAGCAGTACAACACCAGCCAGGCCCAGCAGGAGGCGGAGACGGCATACAGCCAGCAGCAGGACCTCATCAGCAACGGCTGGACGAAGATCCAGAGCGGCATCGTGCCCAACACGGCAGAACTGGCGGCCATGGGGCTGACCTATAACCAGGCGGCCCAGGCGGCGAAAATCTATATGTACTCCATGCAGGGACTTTATTAAGGGGGTGACGGCGTGGGAATCAGCCTGAAAACCACGAATCCGCTGGACGACCTAAAAAACAAGGCCAGCGCAAGCAAGAAAAGCACCACCACGACAAGCAAAACTTCCTCTTCCTCCACCAACAAGTCCACGACGACAAGTAAAACTTCCTCCGGCAGCAGTAAGAGCAGCACGAAGAAGTCCAGCACCAAGACCAAGGCGGCGACTATGGCCACCAGCCAGGGGAAGGCCAAGGCCAGCACCAAGAACACGGTGCCCACCACGGCAAAGACCACGAACAGCAAGAAGAAGCGAAGCCAGACGGCGGCGAAGAAACAGGCCACCCAGCAGAAGGCCAAGACGGACTATACCACCAGGCAGCAGCGAGGGGCGAACCTGGCGACCACAACTCCCCTCACCAACTTGAAAGCCACGGCGGCGGCGGGGACCACTACAAAGGACAAGGTGGACATCGCCCACAGCGTGGGGGTGGTGGGAAACACCGCCAAGCAGCAGAAGGCCAAGGTGGCCACCGCCAAGGCGGAGGCGGAAAAGCGTGAGGCGCGGAACAAGCAGACCCTTTCGGCGGCGGACTCCCGGCTGAAAGACAGCCACAAGCAAATCATCCAGGAAGCCAAGACGGAATACGACAAGGCCAAGGCCAGCGGGGACGAGGCGGGCATGACGGCGGCCCACCAGAAGGCGGAACGAATCAGGAGATTTTACGGCTACTCCGGGGGCGACACGGGGAACGAGACCACCTCCCCCAAGCTAGACAAGGCGGACAAGAGCCTATCCAAAACCCAGCAGACCAAGCTAAAGCGGGCGAAGCTGGACTATGAGACCGCCCAGGCCAAGGGCGACACGGCGGGGATGGAATCGGCCGGCAAGCGAGGGGCTACCATCCGGGAGAAGGACGCCGAGGCCAAGAAGCGGAAGGCGGCGGCAGACGCAGCGGAAACGGCGGGTGTGACCACAGACGCTTACGGGCGGACCATCCGGTCCGGGGCGGTGGACCCAACGGAAGCCCTGAAAAAGGCGGGGGCCACCCTGGGCTCCATCGGGACGGGAATCGCCGGGTCTCTGCTGAGTATCCACGACATCGGCAGCAAGGCCCTGCGGAACAACATCAAGAAGCGATGGAAAACCGAGGCGACCAAGGACGCAGCGGAACTGCGGGAAGTGAACGAACTCATCAAGAAAGCGGAGGCCGGGGAAAGCTATGACGACACCCGGAGCCTGGAGGACCTGTACCGCTCCCGGGAAAACCTGCAACTGGCAATCCAGCTGGACACCACGGACCAGCCGGTGAGCCCCTACACCACAGGCTCCAAGCTGATGCAGAAGAGCCAGGAACTGCAAGCACAGGCCACCGAAGGGCAGACGGGGGCGGAAAAGTGGCTGACCAACGCCGCCATCAGCCTGGGGCAGAGCGCACCTGGCATGATTTTGGGTGCCGTGAACCCCGTGGCCGGTCTGGCCCTTTTGGGTGCCCAGGCCACGGGCAGCCGGGCTTATGAACTGGAAAACAGCGGCAGCACCCCGGGGGAAGCCCTGGGGCGGGGCATCCTCTCCGGTGCCGTGGAAGTGGCCACCGAGAAAATTCCCGTGGAATCCCTGGGAAAAATCATAAAAGGGACCGCCGGGAAGTCGTTCGTGGCTAACCTTCTGAAACAGGCGGGCGTGGAGGCGACGGAGGAAAGCGCAAGCTATGCCGCAAACTATCTGCTGGACAAGGCGGCCCAAGACCCCAACGCAGAATGGAGCTGGGCGGAACTGGCGAACAACGCCGCCGTTGGTGCCTTCTCTGGCGGCGTTCTGGGCGGCGCTGCGGGCCTGGTGAACAGCGCAAGGCAGAGCAGGGCGGCAGCCAAAACCACCGCTCAGAGCGCAACAGAAACGAAGCGGGAAGCATCCCAACCGGCTACAGAGACAAGGGAAACGCAGCAAGCGGCAGAGGCTCAAGCTACGCCACAAGCTACGGCTCAAACTTTACAAGCTACGCAAAACCCGGCTGCCCAGGGCCAAAACCCGGACATTCAGACCGAAAAACCGGACATTCAGGGCCAAAACCCGGACCAGGAGACGGCGGGACAGCGGGCGCTCATCCGGGCGGCGAGGGGGACGAGGACGGCAACGACGGCAGCGGTGGAAGAGGCGGCGGAAGCGGCCCAGGAGGCCGAACCTATCCCCACCCAAGAGCAGATCCAGACCCAGGCCAAGCAGCCGGAACAGGCGAGCAACAAGAAAGAAGAGGTTCCCTGGAAGGAAAAGACGGTATACCACGATGACACAACGGGCCTGACCGCAAAGCAGATGGAGATCCAGAAGCGGGCGGAGGCTTTCAATGCCAGACTGGACGACCTGAAAGCACGGGCCAGGGACCTGGCGTATCACCCGGAACACTACGAGAACCCCAACGCTTATGCCGAACAAATCACGGCGGAGTTTGGGGAAATCGACAAAGAGCAGTCCAGCATTTTGCAGGACAAGCGCATCAATGAGGGCGAGGTCTCCAAAATCTTTGGGGAGGAAGAGAACCACATTGACAACCGGAAGGATATCAATATCTCCAGCCGGAGCGTGAAGGCGTTCCAGTTCGACTACCCGCAATTCCGCTCCTACTACAAGGGCGTGGCGGAAGAACTCATTGACCAGGCGTATGGGTCCAGGATGCAGGACCACCACAGGTACGGCAAGGGGACCATCACCTATTTGACCCCGCTGCTGAAAAAGGCAGAATCGAAGTTTGGGCTGACCAGGAGCCAAATCATGGACGGGTGCGAACTCATCCTGAAAGACCAGGGGCACGAGAACGTGGCACTGGCAAAGAAAATTGAAATCCTTCTGGACGATATGCTGACCAATGGGTATTACCATGGGCAAGAAATCATCCCGCCCAACGAGCAATACATTGCCGAGAAAGAGAAGATCCCCGGCTCCTTCACCACCGACACCCTGGAAAACTATATCCGAGCCAACCAACTGAGCCTGGACCTGAACGAAGTGACCGAGGAGGAACTGCGGCAGGAATGGGAGGAGATGCAGCGGGAGAAGGCGGAGCGGATACAGGGGCTGGAGGAGGACGTGGAGCCAGACGAAAACCCCCTGCCGGAGGGGCAAGGGGCCATGTCGAAGGGCGGAGCCGGGGAATTTTCCTCTTGGCAGGCGGAGACGGCGGGAGAGGGGTTTCATCCCGTAAACGAAGCATCGGCGGAACGGGCAGCAGAGATGCACGGGCGGGCTGCGGTGGAAGTGCCGAAGCAGGACCTGAACGGGCTGCTCACCAAGAAAGCGGCGGCCACCGTGATGAACGCCGGTCTCACCCCGAACCAAGTTGTGGAATCGCTGGAGCGCTCCTATACCAACGGCGACCTCTCTTATGTGGCCTACAGCGACAAGGCGGCTATGGACAGGGCGACGGCTGAGATGGACGACGCCGGGTACGACGCCTCCTACAACGACTGGAAAGCCCAGGTGGATGGCGGGACCGTCACAAAGGACGTGATTGCAAAAGGCTGGGCGCTCTATAACAACGCCGTGAATCAGGGCACGGCCCAGGGATACGTTGACGCAACGGATATTGCCACCAAGATCGCAACGATGGCAAACAGCGCAGGCCAGGCGGTCCAGGCGGTAAATATTATCAACCGACTGTCGCCGGAAGGGCAGCTTTACTCCATGGCAAAGCGAGTGGAACGGCTGCGGCAGGAGGTCATCGAAAACGAGAGCGAACGGCAGAGCAAGAAACGGTCGGACGCCAACACCGCCATGAAAGAGGTCCAGCAAGCGAGAGACGACGCCCTGAATCAGCTGCGGGAGATGGGCGGGACCACCACCCAAGAGCGCAACGAGGCCGCCGCCCAAGAGGGCGGGCAGCAGGGCCAGGGCACCACGGGCGAAGCCTTGAAGGACGTGGCGAAAGAACGGGACGACGCCCTGAACATCCTCCGAACGCTCAACGAAGAATACGAGAAAGAGTACAGCCAGGACAAGGACAATGTGCCGGTGGAAGATTGGATGGCGGAGGTAGGCCGGGAACTGGAGAAGAAACTCCACCAATCCAAGCGGAGGGGCGGAGCGAAGCCGGTCTCTCGAATCATCCTGGGCGATTTGTCGAAATTCATAAAGTCTTACGTGGACAATGCCAGACCGGCAAACACGCAGAAACGGACGGCAACGGACCGTATCATCGACTATATGAACAACCAGGAAGCCTATGAGGAAGCGTGGAGTTACGCAAAAGAGGCCCTGCAAGAGCGGTACGCAGACGACCCGGAACGGATGAGCCAGTATTCCATGTTCCTCCTCAGTGATGCCGGAGACTCCGGATTCCAGCAGACCATTATGGATGCCATTTCCGAGACGGCAATTTCGGAGGAACTCACAAAGGCACAGCTTGGTATCCGGGGACAGTATGACAAACGGGAGCTCACGGACCAGATCTACAACAGCCTGCAAGAGAAGGTCCAGGCGGATGAAGGTTTTTCCGACCAGCTGTATCGTTCCGTGGCCCGGTTTGTGGAGGAACGGTCCGAAGGCTACGATACCGCAGACCGCATCAACAAGGACGTGAAAAAGTCCATGCGTGAGATCGGCGTGAAAATGGCTGACCTCATTAAGCAAGGGGCGGAAAACAAGCGTATTCTGGCGAATAACATTGCGGAGATGCTCACCGAGGATTACGGCATTGCGTCGGTTGACGGCGTGGATAAATTCTCCAAGGATGTTGTGGATAAGTTCAACGCCCAAGTGAAACAGGCGAGCACAAAAGCACTACGGGCGAGGTTCGGGAAGAAGCCGACAAGGCAGCAGAAAACACTGATTGAGAAATTCTCTGACCTTGCGAATATGGGCGCTTTCTCCTCCAACGAGTTCAACTCCCTTGCGACGGAGCGCCTTTTCGGGGTGCAGGATATTTCCATTTCCCCCGGCCTTGCCCAGGAGTTTATGAACGCAAAGACAGACCAGGAACGCCGGGACGTAATCAAACAAATCAAGCAGGACATTGGGTCGAAACTGCCCCTCACTTGGCAGGCGCAGAGCAGGAACTGGCGATACTTTGCCATGCTGGGCAATCTCCGAACCCAGGTTAGAAACGTGGTGGGCAACGCCGGGTTTGCCCCAGTCCGGCTGACAAAGGACCTGCTCGCCGCAGGAATGGAGAGCGTGGTCATCGGCAACAAGCCGGAGCGCACGAAATCCATCCTCAACCCGTTCAGCGCAGAGGACCGGGCGAGATATGCCGCAGGTATTTACGATTACAGGGAGGGCGGTATGGAGGAGCTGGTTTTGTCCGGCGGAAAATTCAGCGACGGGCTGAACGATCTCCAGCAATACCAGCCCCGCTTCTCCGGGGCGATGTCTGTATTCAACCCGGCTGCAAATGCAACATCTTGGGTAATGGACAAGGGCGACACAATATTCTCCATGCCAGCTTATGCCGGAGCCTTGGCCGGATACCTAAAGGCGAACGACATAAAGGCAGAAGTTTATGATATGCTGCCCGTAAACGAGAAATCCAAGGCCCAGGCTTACGCCGTGAAGGAGGCGGCCAAGGCCACCTATCGTGATTCCAACGCTTTTTCGGAAGCCGTGGCATCTTTGGGCCGGGCGAAGAACAGTAAAAACCCCGTGACGAAAGCAGTTGGGACGGTGGTGGTGGAGGGCATCTTGCCCTTCAAGAAAACCCCGGCAAACATCCTGGCCCGTGGCGTTGAATACTCCCCGGCATGGCTGGCAAAGGGCATTTATGACGGATGCGTGAGCGTGAAGAAGGGGACCAAGACGGCGGCTGACGTGATAGACGAATTGGCTTCCGGCCTCACCGGAACGGGGATTATGGCCCTTGGCATAGCCCTTGCAAAGATGGGGTACATCAGAGGTGGCAGTTCCGGGGACGACAATCAGGACGACCAGGACAGCCTGACTGGGCACCAGGACTACTCCCTGGAGGTGTTCGGGCGGTCCATCACCCTGGACTGGCTGGCACCGGAAGCCCTTCCATTCTTTGTCGGCGTGGAGTTTTTCAACAATATGGCCAGCAAGGATGGGGTCACCATGGATTCCATCTGGGACTCGATGAAGCGCATCTCCAGTCCCATGCTGGAAATGTCTATGCTTTCCAGCCTGTCGGACGCCCTGGACAATATCAGCTACGCCGACGACAAGCTGTGGGCGGCGATGGCCTCCGCCGCCACAAGTTACCTGACCCAGTTTATTCCCACGGCGCTGGGGCAGATTGAGCGGACGAGCCAGGATACCAGAAAGAG